GTCATACCAGTAGCTAGTTGAAGACCTGCAGTAGTATCTATGTCATTTATTTCAGTTACTGCTATGTTTTCAGCAATTGTCAACCATTCTGCCTCGCTTATTAAATGGTAGCCCTCACCCAAAGATAAGCACTCGGCACGCGAGGTTTCTTGAGATATGCTTACCCATGGGACTACGGTTGGGTCGGTAGAATAAGGCACGCCTGCATTGCTTCTGGCTTCGTATTTCATTACGCAAAATCCAGGCAAAGTGCCGTGTTTTCCGCTTCCAGGAACCCAAATATATCCACTTGGACAAATATATTCTAAATCCTGAACTTTTGTTATCCCTGAATTATCTATTGACATAACATCCCCTGCACTGTTTTGAGAGACTCCGAAGAACCCGGCGGTGGATGTGCCTACTGTTTCAAGTTGGTAGGTGGGGGTTGTTGTGCCTATGCCTAAGCTATATGCTGTTGAGGTTGGGGATAGAGCTGTGCCTGATAAATCGAAATAAGCTCCTGTACCTGTTCCGTTACAAGATGTTGTAGCAAAGATACCTCCTGCATCTATTGAGGCACACACATTAGCTCCACCCACAAGATGAGGCACAGCTAACCCAATAGAGTCATCTATGGGTTGTATGTCGTTGTTTGCGTTTAATGTTAAAAAGTTCCAGTTAAAAGACTGCGACATTGCTACACTAGCAAACACAGTTCCTATGAGTATTAAACTTAGTATTAAAAATTTATGTTTCATGTTATTGCCAAGCTATTACGATTACAACAGCGTTACCTCCTGTTGGTGATGAAAAATACAGTGTGGTTGGGAGTTTTAATTCTAATCCCTCTACGTATTCAAAATTACCTGCTGGAATAGGGATACAAGTTAGAGCAGCCCAACTCCCATTTCCTAGTGATGTGTATGAATATCTTAACACAGCAGGGTGTGGTGTTATTCTTGTTGAACTAACAGCATACATTTTAAACTTCTTTGTTCCTTTAGAAAGGATAACTGAATACTCTGTATCTGCGGAAACTAATAAGGTGTTGGAAACTACAGGGGTAGCAACACTCTTTAAAGGGTCAGAACTTGCTCCTCCTCCCCCACCTCCTGAACTGATAGCCGTCATCAATGATTTATAGAACTTACCCTTGTCGTCTGTTAAAATGACAGGTAATGGTTTGGCTGTGTTGCTATCAACTCCTTTATAAATAGCGTCAGTGTTTATTTCTGGTACTTTAATCTTAGGTATCTTAATTGTTGGTATCTTAATCTCGGGAACTATAACATCAGGAACATTTACATTAACAATAGGAGTTTTAACTTTAGGAACATTTACTGTTACACTAGGAGCTTTGATTTCAGGTATTTTAATCTCTGGTATCTTTATCTCAGGCACACTAGCATTCACATTGGCTTTAATCTCCTGTACTTCAATGGGCGGTGTAACTATCTTTATGTTCTTGAGTGCCTCTATGTTTTCATTCAGTTTAACAAGAACTGGTCTCAATTCAGTTGCTAAAAGACCAGCTACTACCTCTCTTGTGATGGTTGCTTAGTCTTCTTTTTGTATTAATTTAGCCTTAGCAACTGCAAGTGCTTTGTTAGTAGCGTCTAAAACTTGTTGTGATATTTCAGGCATATAGTTATAGTGCTAAAGTTTCTAATTCCTGAACTTGACCTTGAAGTTGATTCTCTTGTGGAGAAGCTTGTTGTTCAGGTTGCTGAGGTTGAACCTCTTGTGCCTTTCTCTCAGCTTCTTCAACCTCTCTTAGCTCTTCAGGAGTTAAGTCAATAATCTCAAGTGTTCTCCTTTGAAGAATACTCTGTAACGCAGGGTTGTTAGGGAACTGTTGTCTAACAGCTAATAGTTTCTTGAGTCCACTTATCTTCTCTGACTCCTGTTCTGATGTTGAACGGGCCTCTATTTGATAACCGTCTTTAGATTTCCATTGGTCTGGTTTAACTTTCTTGGCAATAAGCTTACCCTTAGAGGTTGACTTATAAAGTGTTCTAACGCTACCGTCATTAGCTTCAAGTATCTTGTACCACTTCTCAGCTAACTCTTTCCAAGACCTCCTATAAAACTTAGCTAAGCTCATTGTTCTTTCCATAGACTTGCCAACCAACACCTCTACTTCTCCTAGGGTTATCTGACTCTTTTCAGATACGCCTTTCTCTATGGCAGTAGCTGATGTGCCTCTCTCAACTAACTTAATAAGGAAGTCAATCATTGTTAGTGTGTCTTCAAGTCCGGATATATTGACAGGCATTATGGTGTCTTTAGGATTACCTGGTGCTGGTAGCATTCTACCTGGCCCTGGTGTATGTGGCTGTGGTTGAAAGCCTTTCTTGGTTGAATCATACCAGTGCATTTGAAAGTTCTTTAGAGTTCTATTCTCTATCATCTGACTAAACCATATGTTTAATATCTTATTAGGTGTTCTTACTAAGTCAGCAGGGCTATCACTCCAAAAGTCTGCAGTTTCTATATCCTCACCCCAAGTAACAAAAGGAAGGAACTCCACACCAAGAAGTTCCTTCAAAGGTTTCTTTAATAATTGTATTTTGTCATCTACATACACAACAACATAACGGACAAACTCTTTTCTAGCTGGGTCCCATAACATTGTATAGTGTTCTGATAAGTTACATACAGCATCTCCACCTGTGAACCTATCAAACTCCTCACTCTCTACTCCCATAGCCACCAGACGCTGTCTCTTGGCTTCTAACGCCTCTAAGCTCTCATGTGACTGTATTATACCCTCTTTGGTGCTTAAGTGCGCCTTGAGGGCATCTTTGCCTGATTGTAAATAATTAGGGTTAGCTAACACTTGCCTCAAAGAACGAAAGATATTCTGATGTACTAGAAAGCGTGATGTCTCTATGTCTAAAGGATTAACCAGAGGGTCAACCACAACATCAAAGTTCTCTAAAGCATCTATGTCAAACTTCTCATCTAAGAAGTTAAGTTTCTTAAAACCTCTACCTTGGAGTATAACAGTCTTCTTGTCCTGCATATCAACACCTTCAAAGTTAAGCTTATCATAGTCCTCATCCCACATTGCTTGTATAACTATCTCTTTCATTCTATCTCCACCTTTCTCTTTGAAGTCAATGCTTGGTGGCTCATCTATCTTACTTAAAAGAGTCTTAACTGTTTCATTCATCAAAGGGATATTAACCGCTTGTCTTTGTGTTATACGGTTAAGATGTACCTTGTTTCTGTTAAGCTCATAGTTATCATTCCAGTCTTCATGTCGCCTTTGCTGAAAATCATAAGCTATCTGCTTTTCTTTAATAAGTTTAAGCATTAGCTCATCTGTTACTCCTTCTGTTGATATTTCGTTTGGCATATTAATTAAAAAACGGGCAAATTCATATTCTTAAAAGTTTAAGAACTTGAATTTGTCCGCTGAATGTTTCAGTATGGACGACTTATTTATCCCAAATTGTTTGGTGAACTTCTACCTTACGCATAGTACCATCACTGTCAAAGTGTAATGTTACGTTACCGTTCTTTAGTCTATGTACCTGAGCAGTGATAAGCTTAGTAAAACATAACCGTAGTTTCTCTAACTCCACTGGGGTTATGTCTTTCATCTCTATCTGTATACCTGCATCTGATAATCTAATAGCTTGTGTATCCATTATAATTGATTATAAATGTTTGTCAAGCCCTATAACCGACCTTGTTTATCTAGCTTCTCTAACAAGTCTTCAAACCCTGGTGTGCCAGGTAGTGTAGTTGATGGTTGTGTAGGTGGTACACCTGAGAGATAGTCCATATCAGAGTACACGGGGTCAGACGCTTTACCATAAGACACCTCACCTGACTCTGCGAATGTTAATGCTAGCGAGTCAAACATATCTGGTGAGGGTAGTCCCCTCTTTTTCATATCCTCTTTACGTTCTAACATTAACTTACCACTAGAGTTAAACTTATACTTGATATTAGCACACTGATAATACTCATCATCATTAGGTATCTGTGCTGTACCTAACCATTCCTTAACAGCGAAACCAAGCTCTGCCCGTAAGTTACCATAGTGTTCAAAGTCTATTGCTTTGTTGGCTACATTCACAGCAGTTATATCAACGCCTTGTTCTCTTAACCTATCCACTACACCTGCTCCCACACCTATCTCATCTATGAATATGTTACAAGGTATTATCTTCTCTTCTTTGCCTATCGCCCATATCTTACCTACAACAGCCATAGTGTCTGAGTGTGTGATAACTTCTTTTCTTGTAATCTTATTATGCTGTCTAATTGTAATAACTGTTCTGTCTTCACCAAACCTTGCTACATCAACTCCCATCTTCTTCTCCCACCCTGACATAACCTTCACTTCTCTTTGCATAGCTGATTCTATTAAGTCAACACCTATAAGACAATCGGTTGCCTGTTGTGGGAACTTTCCTAATACCCTTACTCTCCATACATCACTGTCCTCACCATACTGTTCTCTAAACTTATCTATATCTTTCTGTTCTATTAGACCTTTAATGAATAGATTACCATCTTTTATGTTAGGTGTATCAAATGCACTGATTCTTATTGTCTTAATGTCATTGCTCTTAAATGCTCTGAAGAACCTACCCTCGTTTGAATTAGGATTACCTATAAGAAGAAGTCTTTCATAAGTCAGCCCATCAATAGCCTCATATATTATCTCAGGTATACCACTTGCCTCATCTGCTATAACTAATAAGTTCTCACTATGTATGCCTTGGAATGCTTCTGGTCTGTCTGTTGATAACCCTAGTGCAAACCATTTAGGGTTGAGGTCTATCTTTGTCTGTGTAACTGAGCCTGAAGGATAAAACCTTGGGTTAGCTAATCTTCTAATCTCTCGCCATAGTATCTCCCTTACCTGTCTACCTGTTGGTGCTGTTGTAACTACTACACTATTCTCATGTGTTAGTAACCACCAATGGACAAGAATTGAAGCTGTAAAACTTTTACCGCTGGCATTGCACGAAGAAACAGCTACTTCTCTGTTATCTTTAACAGCTAACAGTATCTCTTTCTGTTTGTCCCATAGCTTAGTTCCACATATAGTTTCTGCAAACCATATAGGGTCATCC